TAGATAGTGTATCAGTATCATACTTCTTAGTAATACCAGTTTCGCTATCTCCACCCTTCATTGGACGTCCACGACCACGTTTTACTGGTGATTGTGCTGCTGGTGCATCATCAGTATCATCAATATCTGAACTATGAAATTTATCTCCACTTTCATCATCTTTATCAATTTTACGACCATAACCACCAGGCTTAGCAAAGTGTTTGACATTTTTTAATTCTGGAGCGTCTTCCGCAACCGCTTCATCATACTTGTTATACTTAGCTCTAACTGGATCTAAATCTTTACCTTCACGACCTGCTTTGGCCAGTGCCTGCATGCCTTCTTTACCATACTTTTCATTACCTTTGGCAGCGCGACTCATAGTCTGTTCGGCTTCCGACACACCTTGTTTGGCCGCCGCATTGGCGGCCAAATCAGCGGCTTTGAAATAAAGCCAATTATAATCATTATCGCTCAACTGACCGTCGATGGTGGCATACAAACTTGGATTTACTTTTTCTAACATTGCCGCCAGAGCATAGTAGTCTTTTTTAAGCAAGTTGGCTGGATTCATTTTGGTCTTGGCAGCATAAGTCAATAATCCCCGAGCTGCCAGCTTGGCCATCTTCATGACGTCCGCGTCGTCCGGTTTCTCAAAATCTCTGTGGGTCAGCATGCCTTCTGTGACACCCGGGTCGGGATCATTAGGGTGAGCGCGAACTTTACCTGTTGAAGTGTTTTTTAATGCTGGATAAGGCTTAGGTTGACCTTTTTTATCGGCAAAATGTCCTTTTGTAACTGGGATAGGATCAGTTGCTTCAGCGATCTGATCTAATTTTTGCCATAGTGATTTGATATCCATGTTTTTTCCTTGACTTTTGAATTATTTGAATTTTGTGCCTTGACTGGCACCGGTTTGTGGCTTAGGCTGTCTTTGTACTTTTGTCATAGGACTCTTTTGATTTCCTGGAAATTTACGTGAGTCTACAGCCGGCTTGGTTTGTGGACCAGCCATTTTAATTTTATCAGCCTTGTAATCTTTGAATATATTAGACATATATTGTTCACCATATGCTTTATTAGCTTCTTTACCATTGTCTTCTAATTCTTCATGAGTTAGAACTGGACTATGTGAAGCTTGATTTGCATATTGTTCTGCTTCATGATTAATACTATCATCATAATCAGCTTGAACCATTCTAACTAAATTTTCATCATAATTTAATAACCGAGCAACTTGTTTAATCATTGGTTCAATGGCTGGATATCTAAATTCAACATCAATCATTGTAATTGCTTGATTTTCTAAGTCTGGGAATCCATATGGATCTTTCTGAATAGGAGTAGTTTTTGGATCACTAATTTTAACTGGGTCAAATTTTGATAGATTATAGCAAAACATATCCAACCAATTTTTAGGTGGTTGACCAGCGATTTTAATTTTATAGTGATAAGTTCTGACGCTCTCTGCCAAATACTTACGAAATGAATGAAGTTTCATATATTAATTCCTATATCTATTACTTATTTATCATTTAGATTAGTTTATACTATCTTCCATCCACCAGCACTATTGCTAAGTTTTGATATTAAATTTGACACGCTAGATGGAAGAATATTAAATTTTTTCTGAAATTCATGTCGTTTCATTTTAATGATTTCTCCAGTTAATATGTTTTCCCAAGTATATATAATATTATATTTACTATTTGGGTTATTATTAGTATACGTTTCTCCATTTCTTCGTCCAATCAGCCACGGAGATTGTTTTCCTTTCATTAATTTACTTCTGATTGGTTGTTTTTTTCCTAGTTTAGATAGACTAATATTTGGCTGATTCTTTCCAATCTTAGATTTTGATATATTGTCAATCCATTCTTTCTTTTTAATATCTGACATTGTTGAATGATGGGTTTTCATGAACTCACTAATTTTTGGATTTGGACCAAACCTAGAGCCTCCACCACCTCCAGTTTCAGGAATTTTGTTTGCCCATATTTTATTGCCAAAATCATCTTGTGCATTGATAATGTTGTATAATTTGCTGTAATATCTTCCCCACCAATTACGTTCTTCTTTATTAGTGGTTTCTAATAGTATTTCAGTATGATGATTTGATCCGTGATTTTTGAGATGAAGTTTCCAATCAACTCCTGACCCTTTATATTTGAACGGGTCTTTTTTTGATGTTTGACCTAGGTATTTAAGACCAGTATTTTCGTGAGTCTTGATGTATAGATAATAAATAGTCATGCTGATAGTTCCTTATAAACTGTTAGAGTGAGTGGGAATTGGCGTTCCGTGACTCACATTTATTTATCATTTTTGTCTGGATTATTAGCATCATTATTACTGAGAATCATCTTGATAAGTTCATCTCTATTCATAATACTACCAGTACCCAAGTCAGTTTTTTCACCACTTGAGCCATTTTCTTTCATTGATTGAACACTTAGTTTTCTTTCTAATTCTGCTTTTTTCAACTGTAAATCAATCATTCTTAATTTTTTATTAACTTTTGCAGTTTTTGCCGTAATAGCATGACCTAACATACTACTGGCACTGTTAAATATCTCTGCTGAAAATCTAGAATCTACTTGCATTCCAAGATCCATTAAGTTATTAAATGCTTCTTTAGCTAAACCAGCTAACTCATCCATCTCTTTGTCTGATGTTTCTAAATCACGAACTTGAGGTAATGCATTTTCTACTTTTTCAATAGTAGCCAATGTCTCTCTAGTGATTAATTCAGTTGATGGCTGTTGTTCTTCAATTTCTTGAATCTCAATAATATCTTCATCATCAAGACCAAATAGTTCTTCCAATTTTTTTGTCATAGTAATATATTTAGTTATCTACGACCCGAATAAAAGATATCATCTTCAGTTACCACTCTAAACTTAATACCAGCTCTAGCACACCATGCATTAGCTGCCGCCCACTTAGCATGATTAACTGCTACAGCGGCGCGATCTCTGGCACTTTTAACTTTTTCAGTTATCATAGTTTGTTTCTTAGGTTTGATCTCTATCATTTCGGCAACTTTTTTGCCTTTACTTTGATAAACTACCATAAAGTCAGGAACATATATTGTTTGTTTTCCAGTTAATGGATTTCTATATGGTATTTGTATACTTTCACTAGCCCATTGAAGTACTTTATCATTATTGTCACAAAACATCATAAATGTAAGTTCCCAACCACTACGATATCTGATATTTCCAGTACCTACGTATTTTTTTGGATTTTTAGGAACGAAAAACCCTTGAGCATATTTAGACATGATTATTGAAGAATGTTTCGTTGTACTGTGTTATTTGGAACAAGAACATTATTAACTCCAAACATAACTGTTTTGTTACTTACACTATTGAGATAATAAGCCATAGTTAAACTGACTTTTAATTTATCACTACCTTCAAATGTTTGTAATAGTTCTAATACATTTGATTGTGTTTGATTGGCAATTAAAAATAATGTTGTTGTAAAAGATTGAGCGGTGGCAATACTACTAGTATATCCTTTGAAAAATGAATATACAATTTCATATTGATCTGCATTGACAACTAAATCTAAATTGTAAAATTGATCAAATATTTTGACAGTGGTATCTACGGCCATGTGTTTCTCCCATATTGTATTTAGTCAATACAATACTATCAAAGAAACTGTCCTTGATCAATAAATTCTTGATTATTTGGATTATTAAAGTTTTGATTAGATACTGACTGAGCGGTTGGGCCGTTAGTTGAACTTGTACTTGGGAAATTGAAAATATTTCTGGCAGTTTGTGGGTTTTGAGTAGCGTTAAATAGTCCGCTAATAAGTTCAGCTTTAGCAGTTTGAAATATAGATTGTGGGTTTTTAAATGTATTGGCTAATGTACCACCCTTCTGAATGGCACCCAGAATGTTACCATTTTTCAAATCTTCTAATACACCAACACCAGCATCAAGAAGTCCACCCTGACCAAGAATAGTTCTATTACTTCCAGGTCTTGCAATTGGACTAAGATTTCTATCATAATTTGCCTCAGATCCAAACCCAGCAACTACAGCACTTGGATTTTGACCATTTAATGCACCCTGTTGATACTTGACAGTTTCATATTTAATAGTCATGCGATTTTCCATGATTCCACTAGTTTGATAATAATCATATGTATCATGATCAAATTTTTCAATGATTGGATTAATCAATTCATACAGTGCAAAATTATGTTGATTAAATCCATAAATTTTTATTGATTTAAAGAATGGAGCTTTTGCAATTCCTATGGCACTTGAAGTTGATGTATTTGCCGGTTCTCCACGATATCCCCAGTTTACATCACTACTAATATCCGGAGTATATTGATTTCTTTTATTTAGCATGGCAGATGCTTGACTTGCAGTGGCTCCAATTGGATTATTTGGATCATTATAGTAATAACTAAAATAATTATACCACATTGATCTAATAGCACCAGCATTATCATCATGAAATGCCACTTGAATTGGATCATAAGTTAATTTAGTTTGAACATAACGTCTACGATTATATTGATTCATTTCAGCTAAACTAATAGAAAATTTAGGCAATGAAATGCTTTTTACTAGTAATCCTGGCGTAGCATCATCTGGAAAAATATTAGGTTGTTGTGTAATTAGAGTTTTGTTGATATCAAAGTATACATGAAATAACCATTTAAACTTAGGTGAATTTGCATAAGCATTTGGTCTGAAAGTTTTACTTGCATGTTTATAATCACGCAAATAATCAGTGCCGAAGAATCCACTCTCGGCACCTTGAAGAAACTCTTGAAACATTCCAGCCATAGTATTTTAATTAACCTGTTTGACCAATACCACTTACACTGTTTCCAATAGTACGACCAATATTTGTACCAATACCACGAATACTTGGTGCATTTTCTGTTGGTGATTGTACTGCATTATCAAAACGAATTGACAAACCAATCATAAGTGGATCATTTGTACTATATGCTACTGTATTATAATTTGCACTAACAATGTAACAACCGTACATTTCCCAACATTCTAATACAGTTGGGGCAAATGCTCCATTACCACCGTCTAAGATGTCACAACGTAACTGAAACTTATAATCAATGCCAGCTGCAGCCGAAGCTTGTTCACTGAAATCAAATTGTTTCTGAATCTGTTCTCCAACTAATTTAGCAACTTCACCACTAGCGTCATCACGAATGTTAACAGTAACTGGTTCCCAAGTTGGTTTACCAGCTAGATAATATCTACTGTTATAAATTTCAATTGGTATTTCACCAAACGATACGTTTGGACGAGTAAAGTCAACTACTTGTTTTGTTATTTCTGTTGTTGGCTGACTGACGCCGAAATTATCAAATAAGATTCTAAATCTATATGATAATTTTGGCATTAACAAGCCTTGTGCATTCAATGACCCATCTGATCCAGGTGCTGGAACTGTCATTCTCGAAATTGAACTAAATGCCATTTTATATCTCCTATATTCTATTTATCTTTTAAAAATGTGGCCATTTCTGACCACATTTTCATTTACCCGTTCGTTACCAAACCAGCGATTTCGCCAGTATTGAGAATACGGATTGGGATATAGATAAATTCAACTGCTTTCACTGGTTCAATCGCTATATCAATCCAAAGCTCATTTCTGTCAATTCTAGCTGGTGTGTTATTTGATGTATCACATACTACTAGATAATCATATAAACCACGTTTAGCTAATATATCAGCTAACAATGTTTGACAAATTGCACGTACTTGTGTACGAGTTAAATTATCATTTGGTTCAAACAAGAATGGACTAACAGCTTTTGCTAAACGATCACGTAGATAGTTAACTAGTCTAGCAACGTTGGTTCTATCCAAGGCTGATGAACTGTCAAAACTATTTTTGTTACCATAGTTTAGTAATCCAATGTTAGTAAATGATGTGATTGGATTAATAAAGTTTCTATATTCCATATCACGAAGACCAACGTTATTCTTATCCGCTACAAATTCACCTGTAGTTGGATCAATGTAACCAATATTAGTAGCGTTATCAATAATACCGCGACGTTGACCGGCTGGAGCAAACCATGGATAAGCAACTGTATCGTTATAAATCATTGTACGTAATATCATATGACTTGGTGGAACAACAACTTGAGTTCCAGTTAAGTCATTAGTAATACCACTTGGATAATAGATACCAAGATATGTATTACGTGTTACAAGACCTTGTTCACCAGTACTTGATGCACCAGCTGTATTGTTTGTCCAGTCAAAGATTGATTGACCATTTGCTACTAAACGTAATGGTGTATCACCAATAATGTATGCAGTTTGACCGCGATCATTATTTAGTGTTACCATGTTAGGTTGTAACTCTGGATATTGAGGTGTTGCCATTAAGTTAAAGAATGTATCTTCATCACGAAGTTGTGTTGAAGTATCAATTGTTGTCTTAAGAGCTTTAACAATCATATTACGTTGAGCACTACGACCCATATATGGGGCACCATTTGTCTGTAAACCACTTACGCTAACCCATGCATTTGTTTCTTGTGGCAAT